GGCCAGTGAGATCTTTAGTAGACCAGCGGGTCATAACCAAAACGATTCGACCACCAGGTTGTAAACGTTGACGGGGGCCGGAGGTGTACCATTCATAAGCTTTATCAAAAGAGTCACGACTTAACATATCCTTTTCCTTGTGTGGATCATCAATGATTAGTAAGTCCGCACCTCTTCCAGTCATGGCTCCTCCTACCCCCACTGCAAAGTACTCACCTCCTTGCGCTGTTTCCCAGCGACCGGCTGCTTGTGAATCTTCTCGCAGCGAAGTATCGAAGATCTCCTTGTATTCAGGAGAATCAATTACGTGTTTAGCTTTTCTTCCAAAACGTATAGCAAGTTCTGCTGTGTGGGTGGCTTGAATAATTTTTAAATTAGGATTCTTCCCGATCATCCAAGCAGGTAAATAATTAGATGCAAATTCAGACTTCGTGTGTCTTGGAGGCATATTGACGATTAAACGCTTCGTCTCTCCTGTAGAAATTTTATTAAATTTTTCTGCAATAACTCTATGGTGATAACCACTAATGAACTCTGGCCAAATAAACCTAACGAACTCTAGGAAGTCATTATGACACTTCTTTTTATTTTCTAGTTGATCGGCTTTTAAATAAGTCTTTAGGTATTCTTTTTGTTCCGCTAATGGTAATTTTTTTATAAAATTTATGTCATCTATCATGATATGGAACCATTTATAAAAGTTCTACCATGAGAGTCTGAATTAAGCAATAAAGGGTAAACCTTGGGACCCCTTTTTTTGTTTTTAGGGGGTGGGCCCCTCCCGGGAAATCTGAGGTATGCAAAAACTGGGACCCCTCCCCTTGGTTAGGGTGGGCCCGCCCCCGATGCCCGACCTATGGGGGGTGGGCCCGCCCCGAATGGCTACAACTTGCACGAGCTATGCAAAAATAACATGGGAGATTGTGAGATTTTACTTGACACAAGATATTGCGAGGCGATCTCTCGCCTCGCACAGTATAACTTATTGGGATAAGCTATTCGTTAATTAATTGTTTTCTTTCTTTCATCAACAGTATTCTTGAAGTCTTTAAACTCATTACTGCTTTGAGCCATATCAACTAATCTATCAAAAACTAAAAGAGCCATAACCCATTTTAATTCTTGTTCCGATAAGTAATTCTTCATCTTATCTATTCTTTTAATTGCGTTGGGAATACTTGGACTAGCTTGATGAATATATCCAACTGCCGATATTATTTTCGGCGAAAGATAGTGGGGCAAATCTGCCCCACTAATATTTACTCTAAATGGTTTTTGTTTCATTGAACTCCCATTTATGCGTTGCAGTTCTATATTGTGGAGTACCAAATTTTTCAGTTGCCCAGATATCCAAATAATTAAAACATGGATATCCTTTTTTAGCAGTGAACTCGCCTTTGGCAACTCCATCTAACTGTCCTTTCCTCTCAATAGTTTCGCCATGTTTAGTGGCGAAGTATTTAATATAGAAAATGCTAGAATCTAATTTTGTCATCAGATTCCTCGCTGTTTCTTTTTTTCCATTTTCTAAACTCAGCTTGTTCTCTATCATCTGCGTCTAGTTCTCTACTGATTGCGTTTCCAACTACATCAAGAACATTTTGAAGTTCTTTTGTCGTGTCTAACATCAGCACTTTTTTGATTATGTCTATTTGTAATGACATGGTATTATCCTTTCTTTTGTTATACATGGGATAATATTACACTATCCCATATATAAAGTCAAGCACTATTTTTGTTGTGATTGTTGTTGTGTGTCGTATGCCTTGCGTAGAGCAATTTTTTGCTCTCTTGATATGTTTTTATTCTTCATGCCTTTTATTCTATCAGCCAGATTTTTTGGATTATAGATTACAAGCCCAGTTGAGTTTGTTCTGATAATCTCAGCATCATTAACTGACAAGCCCAGTTCGGTGCATAACTCAATTGCTTCATCTAAATATTTATAACCTTTTAAACCAACTTTAATCTCTTTCATTTGATTTAAAATACTTTCAATCCATTTTTCATGACAAGTAATTAAATGACCTTTCTTTTGTTGCCAGAACATCAGGACATCATATTCCTCTTTATTACAAGCGATTGATCTATCTCTACAATACTCACGACCAATTAAATCAAGAACATAATCATTGTTCCACTCTCTCGCATAAGAGGTTTGATTTTCACGACCACCATTAGTTCCAAGATATTTGTCATTGGCATCTTGAAATTTTTGTTGGTGTGGATTGCTTGGTTTGTCTTTCATCTCAATATTAATATCTGGATTGCAACCCTCTCGCCCTTTTAGTTCATCTCTAAAATAGGCATAACCAAAATCCATATCTCTTGAATTTTCGTTCCCATTAATATTTCCATTAAGTCTAAAATCAAAATGACTTTCAATATATTTGTCTTTCATAATTGGTTTGTCATTTTCATCTCTTTCTTCTACTTGACCTTGATATCCAAAATGAAAGCAACTATCTTTTGCGATAGTATTTACATTCTCAAACTTGTTTTGTAGATACCAAGCTTTCTCAACATCTTCTGGTGTGTAGTGTCGTCTAACTATTTGCTCAGCAAGTTTCCAAGTTATATCTTGCAAAGGTTTCATTTCCTCTCTTGCTTTTAGATATGCCTCTTTCTCTTGCGTGTCCTCTTGTTCCAAGTGTACTCGCATACGATTTGCGATCTTATTACGATACTCTTGATTTAGTCTTATTCTACCCATAAGTTTTTTTACCTTTCTGTTGTGCTTTGCCAAGTGCGTTTTTGTACTGCCACTTGGCAAATGCGTTATATAGTTTAATAGTTTTTATTCATATTAATATCTAGGAGATTATAGTATTCACTTTAAGCTGTCAAGCCCTATTTTTTCTTTTTGGGTGGGCCCGCCCCCAGATCTGCAAAAATTTTTTAGTTGACAAAGGCTATGGGATATTATAAGATAAGAAAATGATTATTTATGGAAAAAGTGGAAAGGAAAGGTTTAAAATGCTAGTGGACAGTATTTGGTTTTATCCAATTATGGCAGTAGTAGTAATGGCAGTTTTATACTGGTGGTATTAAATGAAATACTGCCAAGGAACAAAGTGTCACGAATATAGAACGAAAGATCGTATTCGTGGCACGAAAGGAAATAAGTCTTATCAAACTAGACGCAGATCATCTTTTTATTACTCGGATAATTTTTGCTCTCTTAATTGTCAGAACGATTGGCTTAATAAATATATTGAACAAGCTTTAAATCATTTTGGAAGAATAACTGAGCCTAAAAAAACTGAATGCGATAATGCTTGGTATAAAGAATATGATTGGCGCAATGGAACTAATCATTACTTCGTTAATGATTTACTTGGTCAACGCATTCCAATTACAGAAGAACAATACGATGATGACAATTTAATTAGACCTTGACAGTTATAGGATTTTATGTTAATATAAAATATTGCTGAAGATAAACGGGTCTCGACCTGTGGATGATAAGCAAAGCCAATCGGCGCGTGGTGATAAATCAATTTATTGAATTTATGAAACGCGCCCTTGAGCCCAGATCCAGTGCCCAGAGATTAAGAGGAATTCCCGCTGGATCTGGGGTCAAGTTTAAAGGTCGTCTGGCCATTGCTGGACTATATTTCAGGTCGTGATGTCCTTTGGATATAGAATTGTATAACGCGTAAGAAGATTCTCGCCTGCGAGACACTTGAGCCCAGAACTATTGCTAGACCTAAAGATGTCTAGAACCCTTTAATTAGGGAAAGATGGCGAAACCATCTAAAATATCGGGTGACATCCGGTGATAGTTCTGGGGTCAAGCACACCTGTTAAAGTCAGGGCTCAGGATATCCTGAGGGCTGCTTGGCCAAACTTAAGCCCTGATCTCTGGTTGGCACACTTGTAATAAGCTGATCGGCGCCCAGAGATCTGGGGTTAAGCATAAGCTCCAATTGGATGCGGTTCTTCAGTGAACATTGTTTGGCCATGGCCAAGTTGTAAGTGTTACAAGTAATGGTTTCGCGCGATGTAAAAAACCGCTTGGCCGTAAGATCCCAAGCCCTCAAGCCTTCAAGCCTTCAAGCCTTCAAGCGGGTGGGCCCGCCCAGTAAAGTACAGGAAAAAAATTTTTTAGTTGACAGGTCCGGGGATCTGGGATATAATAGGATTAGAAAGAAGAGGTAAACATGCAACTAGAAAAACCAAAAAAGAAAAAAATAAAATGGCACGACCAGACTGTGGTGATGCCCTTTGATTGTTCAGTGTATCTGGACAAGACTGTGAAGATCGCGAATAGATTCACAGGTGAAGAGACAGAGATGCCAGGATACGCGGCCAGCGTCTACGATACAATTATTGGCGCTGAACGCTTTGAAGCCTGGGACATTGTCCGGGCTGGAATAGACTGGTTCAGACAACACTTTCCAAAACAATACATGGTGGTCCTTGATTAATGAGACTTAATTCAAGACGATCACTACTAAGATATTTTACGATGGCGGATGAAGATCTTCCGCCCTCGTATGTGAAGAGCTGCGAAAAATTCCTGAAAAAAATAAAACAAAACAGTAAGAGCTCAAGCGCCCGAGCGGGTGGGCCCGCCCATAAAGAATCAGGGCACGAGCGGCCAAGCTTGACAAGCCGCAAGCTATAGGATATTATAAGATATGAAAGAAAAATATGATTTACCAGATGGCTGGACTTGCATAGGCTGCGGAGATCAATATCTAGAAGACACTGAAGGCAAGCACATCGCTAACTATGATCAGGGCACATTGTGCAAAAAATGCGACGATGATGACAAGCTCTGGCACAACGACACAATTAATAATTTAAAATGAAAAAGAAAGAAGCAAGTAAGATCACCGGAGGACTGAGCGCACCAGGCAAAATGCCTGAGGGCTCATATAACCTGCCGGCCAGCGCCTGTCAGACTGGCGCTAAGCTCAGAGAGATTCCCGGCACGCCGTGCTATGGCTGCTATGCCTTCAAAGGTCGATACAATTTTCCAAATGTAAAGGACGCCTTAAGCAGGCGCCTGGACTCGATCACACACCCGCAATGGGTGGAGGCCATGGCTGTGTTGATCAAAGGCAAGAAGCATTTCCGCTGGCACGACTCCGGAGACCTGCAAGGGCCCGAGCACCTTAAAAAAATTTTTGAAGTCTGCAAGCTTACGCCGGATACAATGCACTGGCTGCCAACACAAGAGCGAAAGTACTTACAATTCCTGGATCCGGACATAATACCGCCCAATTTAATTATTAGACTATCCAATGCAAAAAATGACACGAAGCCCGGCAACGCCTGGACCCACTGGTCTACAGTCGTGAAGAGTCCCCGAGCTGGCCATGTGTGCCCGGCCCCGGAACAGGGCAACAGCTGCAAAGACTGCAGAGCATGCTGGTCAAAAGATGTCAAAGAAATTCAGTACAGGCTACATTAGAATGATTCTAAACTACAAACCGGAACCAGTTCGGGTTCAGTCTACAAGCTCTCGAGCACGTGCACGCAAGCCTTCAAGCCACAAGCTAAGGGCTCAAGCCTCAAGCCTGAGTCTACAAGCTCCAAGATCCTAGAGCCAGAGTACAAGCGTACAAGCCCAAGGTCCAGGGCACAAGCAACAAGGACAAAGGTATTTTTTTTATGCTTAATATGAAATGATATTTGGTGCGGGGAGAACCGTACCAAATAGGGGTTTTTTGGTGAGGTTGTTTTTAATTCAACAGTGAAAAAGTTCCCAGAAGGAGCATAGCCCAATAGATCAGGAGTGCCGAATAAAGCCCAGTTTTCCAGTCTAGTCCACGAAATCGAGGTAGTTTCATTTTTTAGTTTTTTCCAAAGTTGTCGTTCCGAAATGAACGACTTATCCACCCCAGAACTTTTTTTAAAGTTTACCAATTATTTTACTCATCCGAGCTCTTTCTGGCTCAGCTACGAGGACCAATCTATGGGTCTCTCGCGAACCGATAATCTTATTTTCCATCAAATTAATTTCCCTGATGTCCATCATCTGACCATTAGGCAATTGAATCTGAACCCGTGCGTTACCGCTCGTAGGGCTTAGAAAAAACTTATCTAAAGCTTGTCTGAATGTCTTTCCGTTTAGCATTATGATTGTATATATACAAGAAATATATTATATTGACAACATTATGCCGGGACCAAAAAAGTTTCTAACACCCAAACAAACAAAATTTGCAGAGCTTATAGTATATGGAATTGAAGGTAGCCCTATTACTAAAAGCGAAGCGGCCAGACTAGCAGGATATTCAGACTTTGCGTCCGAAGGATCAAAGCTAACTAATCCAAAATACTTCCCTTTAGTGTGCGCTTACATTAGCAATCTACAAGATGAAGTAAGGCAGAAATATGGCATAACTTTTGAAGGACATTTAGAAGAGCTAGGAAAAATTAGGGATAGAGGAAAGAAAGACAACAAGAATCTAGCGGCAGCAGCTACAACTGAAATAGCTAGAGGTAAAGCAGCAGGATTCTACATAGACCAGAAGATTATTAGACACGGTAATATTGACGACATGAATCTTGACCAACTCTATGCTCGTATGAAAAACATCAAGGAACGAAACGAAAAAATAATGGAAGCTAAAAAATTACTTACTGAAGACTCAGAAAAAATAGACAAATCAACAAAGTCCCTACCGTCACCGCAACAAAAAAACGATCAGGATTAAACATCTAGTTTCTCCATTTTTATAATACACCCTTTCGGGAACACATTCCTGTCAGAAAAGACTTCGTCTTTCTCATCATACGACGCAAACGTCCAGACAAACTTTTTCGTTTTCTTGTAGACGTACGCGAATGAGACCATTTTAGAGCATTCAAATTTATCAAACTCTTCCCTAGTGGCATGGCCTCCGTCGGCGGTAATATCCAACCAGGAAATTTTGTAGAAGTAATATTTCTTTTTGTGGATCGTGACATGTTTATATTTTGATTTTTTTCTGAACATAATATTGTATACTCCCTCCTCAATAAATTAAAAAATAAAAAACATCAATCATGTGCGCGCGTCCCTTAAGTTGTTGGTATTGCTAGCTTTTTGAAGAATTGTATCTTTTGTAACCAATTGTATCCAATTAAAATATACAATTTTGAGCGAATAAGTGTTGGTATACAACAATTCTAGCTTTTGTACCAATTGTAACCACTTTTAAAAAAAAATAAAAAAAATTTTTTTATTTCATTGAAATAACAGTATACAAGGGATACAATGCAATTAATGGCTAATTTACTCGCTAATCTGTTCATTTTTTGTATCTTTCTGGTTTTTGTTCTGGTTACAATTCCTGTAATACTCATCAATTTTGCGAAG